ATCACTCTTGAAACTACCATTAAATGGAGATGTACTTTTCATATTTTTAAAGATATGTTTCTTACCATCTTCTGCATATTTAGTATAAGCTTCATACTCTTTTTTATTAACATAACGTTGAGTAGTAAAAGATTTTAACTTAGGAGCTTTATCTATAGCAGCATTAAGATTTTTATCAATGCTTTGATATCTCTTTACTGCCATATCAATCTGCTCTTTCGTATATTTATCTTTCCATCCTTTTGTGCCATCTCTCAACCAAGCATTATATCCTTCTGAACCAGAAATATACTCACCAACGGCTTTCTTTTCTGGTTCTTCTAAAGATTGATACCACTCATTAGATTTCTTATTAAACAGAGCTTCATCAGCATTAGTAAATTTAGAAATTTCGTAAAATGGATTCTTTTTTTCAACCTTTTCATCTTCTGTTTTTTTTACAGAACTTTCTTCATCAAGCCAATAAGCTCCAATCGAGCATCTACAATTGGGATGAACTGGAATATCAGGACAATCATCAACTTCATAAATTCCTTCTGGCAAGTTTCCGCCAGAATTACTATGAGCAATTTCACGACAATACTTGCATGCTCCAGGTTCTATATACCACTTACAATACTTATAATCATTTTGCTTTAATGATAAAACTTGCGCTTCATGCTGGACTCTTGACGATTCAGTTCTTGCAATTCTTTCAGCAGCATAAGCAGAATTCTTAACTGTACTTTTAACTAATGGCTTTAAATATTTAACCATTTCTTTGGGATTGTCACCGCGTATCATAGCTGTAGCTAGTAAGCCATCTAATCGAGCTTTTAAATTATCAATATTTGCCCATATATTTTTACTAAATGCTCCAACTGCAATGTTGGCCGTAGCACTATCAACAACCGCAGGAGACGTCCAAATATTATTACTGGTGGTAGCTTTAAGAATACCAGCCTGCCTTTTCATTTCATCAAAATAATCTTTGTACACTTTATCAGTGATTTTAGTTTCAACATCCATCCCTAACTCAAAAAGATGTGTTCCTACCTCTGATTTTAGAAGTTCAAGCTGATTAATTCTCATTGTGGCATTGTAAACCTTCAATCTCTCATTAATCTCTTGAGGAAAGTCAGAATACTTAATCTTCTTACCCGCTGCTCTCATTATATTAGCTCTATTAACTACTTGTTGGGCTAATCTCTCATATTCACTCATCTGGTCAGCAGTAACTAAATTACGAATGCCACTAATACGGGTTAATTCATGTTCAATTTGCTTATTAATATTATCTACAGCGATCTGATATGAACGATCAAGGACCTTATTAAATCTACTATCCTTTTGCAGCTGCTTTAATTGCCACCTACGTTCATTAATGGCACGCAGTTTCCAATAATTATTCCTCTTCTTCATCGTCCTTATCCTCGTTTACTAAATCAGGATTAGAACCAATTGCATCTTGAGCTTGTTTGATTGCCTCGGTCTTTTCCTTAGTAATTTCATCAAGTTCTGCTTGAGGATCAGTAACAGTAGAAATCATTGAAAGTTGTGTCTTATGAGAAACAATACCTTCAGCATTTTTAGCAGTTGAAACTTCATCAGCTAAGTTAGCAGGAATATTTCTCGTAAATTTAAAGGCTAAATCTCGCCAAGCTTCTGGATCATCTAAAACATTTGTAAATGAAGAAAAGATAATCTTATACAGTTTACGCAAACCTTGAGTAAATTTACGTTCTTTAGTCATTGCCCGATTTTCCATCGGCATTAATTTATATCTGATAGCCACTCCTGAAGAATTACCAGAAAAGGCTTCATCTTTCATATCTGGAATACCAGTATCCTCATGAATAGTTTGATTAAGATGTTCGATCATATGCTCCTGGATATTGTCACCATCTGGGCGTTCTAGGAAACCAATCTTCATGTTAACGGCATCAGTTCCATCAACTTGAATAAACCGATTAAGACGCATTACTTTAATTTCATCTTGTTCAACGTGACCACCTAATAAATACATATAGCTATCAGCTAGGTAATTAATATTGTCTAACTTTTGGCTCAACGTATCGTCTAATGCATCAACCAAAGTTAAAATACCGCCACCATATAAGGATTCACGTTCTTCTGTTTCATAAAATTCAACTGCTGGAACTTGACCATAAATATTAACTCCATCTTTGGATTCGTTTCCATCAAAAATGTGATCAATTAAAGAATCGTTTATTAAATCAACTACATGGTTTGCATACCAAACAGTCGCATTCAATTCTCCCTTGCTTGTTCTGTAATATCGAACAAAAGCTAATGGTCTGTGACTAACCGTATCATCATAAATCATAAAACTGTGCGTTGGACTTGATACAGTTACACAAGTATTTCCATCTTCATCTTGATACACATAAAAAAGCGAACGTCCAAATATATCAACTTGTTTGGATAGTTCGCTTGTTTTATCAAAAATTGAATTAGTGCTGTTCCAGTCTTGCAATGTTTCATTTTCATTATCATCTGGAAGCGTGATTTTGGGAGAGATGCCAGTAAAAAATCCGTTGTAAGTATTAACCAAGTATCTCGGCATATTATTAACTAACTTAGGTGCAACGCCACTAACCTTATTAGGCTTATCTAAAATATCATGCTTTCCAACATAATAAGCCATTAACTTATCATATTTTTCTTTCGCTATCTTTTCATTTCGATTGATTAACCACCTAAGTTCATCAATACTTAATTCTTCTCCCTTAGCATAAAGAAACACATCATTTTTTAGTACCTGAACTTTATCATTAAATGTTTCTGCCATTCTTTCACCGCCTTAAAATAAAACATTCCTAGTAAATTTAATCGTTGGACTACTGTTACCATTTAGTTCTTCTGAACCATATCTAATTGAATCTATACAGTGGTTATATGCGTCAATTGGACGATTAGTATATTCATTAGTTTTCTTGTCTTTCACATAAGTGTAGTTCTGCAATTCTTCAATAGTCTTAACGCAACGATCATCAACCACCCACTTAAATTGCTGCAAGAACTGAATACCCTGAATGATGGAATCTGGTCCCTTTAATGCTGGCCGAATTCGATAGATTCCATCTCTACGCATTTCAGCAATTGATTTCTTTTCAGCACTATCAGCTGTGATTACTTCCTTGCTATAGCCCATATCCTTAATTACTTGAGCTAATTCATTGTTAAGTAATCCTTTCTTAACAAACTCATCAATCACATAAATAATCTTGTTTTTCATATCTATCTTGGTATGAGTAAATGCACTAGGATCGTTAACATAACCGAAGTCAAGACCAAAGTAATCAGGAATATTAACTAAATCCTTGCTATGAGGATCTAATCTACGAGTTTCAAAACTTGGAAAGACCAGCTTATCAAGTGTTGCAAACTCACCTAGTGTATAGATCTTATAATAAGCTGGATTGGTTCTCTTTAAGTCCTCAATTGTCTTGATGTTATCAGCATCTAAGAATTTATTATCCTTGTAAGTCGATTGATGGATTGCTACACGGCTTTTGTCATAATCAGCATTTGGATCAAACCAAGTTGTATAAGTCCAATTAAGCTTGCTGACTGGGTTAAACATACAAAAGATTTGTCGCTGCTTATGCTTAGGTTCGCGAAGTCTAAGCGTTAATTGAGTGTAGTCATTATGATTAAATTCTGACGCTTCTTCCATAACCACATCAGATAAACCCTTGATTGACTTAATTTTTTCTGGATCATCTAATCCCTTGAAAAGAAAAATCGCACCATTCGGTAAATGAATAGTACGGTTAGATTTATTAACTTTACACAGTGGCAAGATCTGCCAGGAAGATAAACAATCAATCACATCAGTAAAGATAGAGTCCTGAATATTTCGATCAACTTTTCGCATCCACAAAACTTTTCTAGGTGTTGGCCAACTCTTAAGAGATTTAAGAACAACCTTTTGAACCACACCATGAGACTTACCAGAGCTAGCACCACCGTACCAGACTTCTGTAAAGTGAGTGTAATCAAACAATGAATCAAAGATCTGACGATTAAACACTTTAGCAGGCTTTGGAAAATTAAGACTTATCTTCGTCATGATCGTTATTAACTGTAAAAATTACCATCAATTCAAGAATTAATGAAGTGATAAACATCCCTGCTCCAATTAATTCAGGCTTAATCAATAATGTTGAAATAACCATAATTGGAATTAACAGCATTGCACTAATCTTCATCATCATAATCACCCACTCCAATATCTATCTTCAAATCTCCAGTTAGTTCTTTCTTATCAGTCCATGCTCCATTACGTTTACCGATAAGTTCAGCAGCCTTAATCCTATCTTTAGCTGAGACTTCAATCCCAGAAAATACACCTTTAGAAGTTGCCACTGATTCAGTCTGTTCACCACGCATAACTGAGGTAAGATATTCCATTACCTCAGTCATATCAGCAGTTTTTTCAGATTGAATTTCAGCATTGCGTTTTTCAATCTCAGCTTTAATGTCTGGTTTTGTTAGGTTTTCTTGACCAATCTTACGCGCAGTCTTTTTAGAATATCCTGCTTTAATAGCAGCTTGAGTAGCATTACCAGAAATAAAGTACTCATCAATGAATCTACGTTG